TTGCATTCAATGGCTGTATGGGTCTGGATTCCCGAAATCGAGCACATCATCTTTGAAGCCGGCCTGCGAAATGATAGTTGTCGCGCGCAAGCCACTGAGCGAGCACACCGTTGCCGCCAATGTGCTTCGTTGGGGAACGGGCGCGCTGAATATCGCTGCGTGTCGGGTAGAGGCAGGAGATAAAACACCCGCTCGGGTCGGCCAGTATGGTGGCAGCACTATCGGGCCAAATGGCCATAGTGGAATCCGGAACGGCTCGGCAGACAGTCTCGGTCGCTGGCCAGCTAATTGTATCCATGATGGAAGTGATGAAGTGCTGGCGGCGTTTCCAGAAGCGCCTGGACAGCAAAGATCAACCGGACCGGAATTTGACCGCAAGGCCGAAATATATGGGAAGTTCGCCGGCGTAAGTGCGCACGAGCCGCGCGGCGACTCCGGTTCTGCCGCTCGATTCTATTACTCGGCCAAAGCTGACTCGTTTGACAGGGCAGGTTCGAAGCATCCAACGGTCAAGCCGGTCGATCTCATTCAGTACCTGTGCCGATTGATCACGCCCCCTGGTGGCATTGTGCTCGATCCATTCGCCGGTACCGGCACAACCGGCGAGGCGGCATTCCGGGAAGGCTTTCGCGCTGTGCTGATCGAGCGCGAAGTGGAATACCAAGAGGACATCCGCCGGCGGATTCGGCTCGTCACCGCCGGACCGGTCGAGCGCTTGCACGAAACCATCAGGGCAAAACAGAAAGACAAGCCGATCGATCTCGGACCATTATTCGCTGGATTGAATATGGTATGACAAAGCCGATGGGTGACTCATGGCTGATACCGACGCTTTAGGCGAGTTGGCGGCGACCGATCGCTATGGGCCGATGGTCGCGCCCGACGTGCGACCCGATCCTCGGTTTTATCAATGGCTCGGTATTTCTAACTTGACCAATCCGGCGACTTATCAGGATTTGCCGCCGCCCAGCCTTACCCCGAACGCGCAGGGCAAACTGCCGCAATCGGACCCGCGTGTGCTTGGTGGCTTGGCTGACTTAACCAACGTGGCGCAGAATTTCCTGCCGCTGGGCGGGTCAGCGGCGGGCGCTGCTAAGGCAGCAGTGCCGGTGTTTGGTGGCCTCGGGCGCATGATCGCACGGGAGGCCCCGACCGGTATGGACGCTTTGAACGACGTGCTGCGCAGCACGACCAATCGCGGTATTATCGATTCACTGCCAGCGGCGCCCACGACCCATTCGGCGCGTATCGCGGCACGTACCAAGGGAATGTCAGATGCCGACGTGCTGCAATCCGATGAACTGTGGGCAATGACACGCGATCTAATGGCGCACCGCGCCGATGCTGGCTCGGCACCGGCATTTTCGCAGGCATTTTCGGAATTGGCTTCGCGCCGGCTGGGACGGCCGCTAACGCCTGAGGAAGTATCAACCGCATTGCTGGACGCGACCCGCGCTGGCATTGCGACACCGCGCAAAGTCTACGGACCAGAACGATAGGGGAGCAGAACCATGGCGCAAAACATATTGACGGTGACACCGCCGAATCCGACACCGCCGACCAATTTCTCGTTTCTGGGTCAGACCCCGCCGAATGCGCCAACGCAATTGGCGGTGGATGACGGCACGGCGCAGGCAACAACCGCCTTTGCCGCCAAGACCGCGTCAGCTGACAACACCAATTTCCCGTCGGTCGATGCCGAGGGACGCGGTACCGAGGTGGTGGTGACACAGACCTACAGCGCCAACACCTACAATCCGGCCGGACCGTTGGTGACGGTGTCGGACTTGGGAAACTACACCACCACACCAAACGCGCAGCATGCCTCCTCGCTCAGTCCGGCGGCCAATGCGATCTTGACCAGTTTGGGCACCACATCGACGGTTTCCGGCACCGGCACCGTTTCGCAGACCGTCACCGGTACCGGGTTCACCAAACAATCGGTGATTTATGTCAATGGCGCGCCGCAAACCACGACGTTCAATAGCGGCACCAGTCTGACGGCGCCGGCGGTAACCAAAAAGCCGGCCGCTGGTACTTGGCCGGTGACGGTGGTGACCGGTGGGGCGGTAGTCACCGCCCCGCAGACCTGGACGTTTACCTAGAAGAAAAAACTATGGAGGGGGGGGAGCAAGTGGTTAAGATTCCCAAGGCGTCAACCGGGGGCAAGCTCAAGCCGGCGATTGGTGCGATTGAACCGGCAAGCTGCGAAATCGGCGGGCGGGATTTCACCCTGTACGTTCGCGGCGATAATTTCTCCCGTGCAAGCGTGATTCATTTCGACGGCCGTGACGAGTACACCACGCTGCACGAGCACGGCGCGTTATCGACCCGGATCAAGCCGGCGATGTGGCTGGAACCACAAATGGTCGAGGTTACGGTGCGCGACGGTGCGTTGGAATCCAGGCCGGTGCTATTCGAGTTTACCATGTTGCCGCCTCGCGACCGGCAGGCGAAATAAGCGAAACAAGGAGGAATCCATGAGCAGCACCCATCACGACAAGGCCACCGACAAGGCCGCTGAGCATCACGCCACCCAGCACGTACAACCTTCGTCGGCGGCCGAGGCGAGCAGGAAATTCCGCGAGCAGCAGGATGCCGAACATAAGGCGGAGCGCGAGCGCAACGCCAAGGCGCAGGCGCTTTCCGAGGAAGGCCGGGTCGATCGCGGTACGATTGATGACATGGTGAAATCCGGTTATCGCAATATCGAGCAACCCGGCCTTGATCCCGCCAACCGGCCGGGAAATGTTCTGAATGCGCCGGAGGGCGAGCGGCCAGCGTTCAAAACCACGGTTGATCTGGAGGATTTTACTCACAACCCCGGGCATCGTGGAGTCACGCCATACGCACCGGCGACCTCGATCAACCGGGCGCCGGGGCTGGAGGGTCCGGTCAGCATTAACGAACCGCCCGACGTCGAACAGCCGGTACCGCCGCAATCAGCGGCCAAGCCCAAACAACTCACCAAGCAATCGCAGTCTGGTCAGGATGACGCGGTTTACGATGAAAAGTGGGAACGTGAGGACGACGAGGCCAATGCCGTTGGCGATAAGAAAAAGCATAAATGAACGAAGCTGATCTAGTTGAGATTGCGCCGAACCGATGGCGGTTTGTCAGGCCCAGCCTGCCGCCGGCGCGTTCGGCGCTGCCTTGTCCATTTGTGATTTCTGATACGATCGAGCCGACTGAGCAGGTCGATGGCAAGTTTTATACCTCAAAGGCCCGATTCCGCGCGGTCGGCCGGGCGCTCGGGTTAACCGAGGTCGGGACCGAAAAGCCTAAACCGAAGCAGCGTACCCATAGCGATCCGGTGAAACGGCGGCGTACTTTCGAGCGGGCAATCGCGCAGTATAAGCAAGGCCGCCGGGCGAGGGAGGTGCGTTCTGCCAAGTAAAAGCAAAGCGCAACGGCGCACCATGCAGGCGGCCGCGCATAATCCCGCGTTTGCGAAGAAAATGGGCATTCCGCAATCGGTTGCCACGGACTTTTTTCGCGCTGATCAGGCCAAGGCCAATCGGAAAAAACGTCGTGGCGCCATCGGCAAGGCGGTCAAGACCTCGCGGCACGGCGAGGCGCATTAGAGGGGTTTCCCATGGCTGATATTCCCACCGTGGCACCGGTACCGGCCGCCTCGCCGGCAACGCATGAAGTCGTAATCGATCAGAATCCGGTCAATACACCAGCGCCGATTGGGTCACAGGCACCGCCGCGCCCGGCCGGCGAGGCGAGTTCGCACGGCCGTCCGGAAAGCCGACGGGAGGCCATCCAGCGCGCTTTCGCGCGATCGCGTGAGGGCGTTGAACTACCGCCGGCGAAGGCGCGCATTGGGCACAATCAGCCGCCTGAACCGATCGAAAAGGCCAAGCCGAAATCCGAACCGAAGTCCGAGGCCAAGTCCGAGGCTAAATCCGAGGCCAAGTCCGAGGCGCCGTTCAATCTGCGGCAACGGCCGGTCGAGCGCGGCGAGCATGGGCACTTCGTGCCGCGGCCGGACGCGGCGAAGGCAGCGCCGGCCGCCGCCGGGCAACAGCAGCCGCCTAGGGTCAACCCACTGCCGGCGACCGATCCGTATCGCGAACCGTTGCGCCGAATGAGTCAGAATGCCAAAGCGGAATGGCATGCGGCGCCGGCGAGCGTGCGGGAAGCCGTGCACCGTATGCATCACGAATTCGGCAATTTCTATCAGCGGGCGAAGGCCACGCATGAGGCGTTCGCGCCAGTCAAGCCGTATTACGATCTAGCGCGCTCGCACGGCACTACGCTCGATCGCGCGCTCGGCAACTATGTCGGGATGGAAAACAAGCTGCGGTCGGACCCGATCGGCGGGCTTGATGTGCTGGTCCGCAACATGAATCTGCGCACCGCCGAAGGCCAGCAGCTAACCTTGCAGGATATCGCCTATTACGTGCTGTCACGCACTCCCGAACAGCACGCGCTGACGCAGACCGGCAACGTTACCGGGGCGCATGATGCCCAGATTGGGCAACTGACCCAGCAGGTAACACAGTTGACGGCGGCGTTACAGCACATGCATAATCAGCAGCAGCAGCGCCGACGCTATAATCAAACGAAACGGGGGGTTGACCGGTTTGCCGAAACCCACCCGCGGATTGATGAGGCAGGATTCGGTGATGTTATAGTGCAGGAATTGCGTGCCGGTTACGGGCTTGAACAAGCCTACCAGCGCGCGCAATTGCTCCGTCCGAACGGTGTGACGGCTCAGACCCGTCCGAATGGCGCGGCTCAGACCCGCACCGTTGACCGTTCCATTTCCGGTGCTCCCAGTGCCGCCCCAACCGGCAAAACTCCTCGTCGTGCCGGTGCCAAGCCGGCAAACCGCCGCGATGTCATTGCCGCTGCCATTCGCAAGACCAATGGCTCGCTTTGATCTTTCATTTCGCCTGGAGCGAAAACGATGCCCAACATCACCTCGAATGCCGCCTATCAGCAAATCCTGTCGATGACGCTGGAGGAACGGTCGCCCGAATACCAGGACATGGTGAGTAACAACAATGCGGTGCTGGCGATCATGCGGCGCAAGGGGCTGTGGCAGACCTATAGCGGTCCGCAGATTCGTCAGACCCTGCAAATCGCCAAGCAGAACGCGCAGTGGTATTCCGGCTACGATCAGCTATTGAACCCCGCCATCGACCTATTCAACGATGCGTTTTTCAGCCCGAAATTCGTGGTCGTGCCGATTGTCCTGTCAATGCAGGAAATCCTCAATAACGAGGGCGAGGGGCAGCTTATTGATGTCCTGGATGCTTATGTGGAGGCGGCCGAAAAGTCGCTGGAGGATACCATGGACGCTGGTATCTACAGCGACGGCACCGCCAATGGTGGCAAGCAGATTACCGGCCTCGCGACTGCGGTTCCGATCGTCAATACCTCGGGCATCTATGGCGGCATTGACCGCGGCACCGCGATCATCTGGCGCACGCAGACCTTTGACGTGCAGACCTTTAACGCCACGCTTGGCACGCAGGTTACTTCGACGACAATCCGTCCGCTGCTCAATGCCGTGATGACGCGGCAATCACGCGGTCGGGATTATGCCGATCTGCTGTTGATGTCACCGGAACATTATGCCGCCTATGACGCGGCAACGATAGCGATCCAGCGGCAGACCAATGAAACCTCGCTAGGTCAGCTTGGCTTCTCCGCCCTGGAATACATCGGCGGCGGCAAGCGGGCCGAGATCGTGCTTGACGGCGGCATTGGCTCAAACATGCCGGCCAATACCACGTTCGGAATCAACACCGATTCATTGCGGCTGCGCTATCACCCCAACCGCAATTTCGACAAGCTGTTTTCCGGCGATGGGCAAATGCCGATCGACAAGGATGCGATCGCGCAATTCATCGGCTGGGCTGGCGAACTGACGATGACGAATCCGCTCTATAACTGGCGGCTTTACGACTCCAACCCGGCGGCCTGATCAGCATCCGCGAACGTTTGCGCGGCCACAATCGAGGAAACCCATGCAACCCCTACAAGACCCCGACAGCGTATTGATCGTGCTGTTCAAGAGCGGCACTTCGGTAAATCCAGCCCGAAGTCTCAAGGAAGGCCGGCCGATCTTCGAGGACATCGAACTGTGCGAAATTCGGCAACCGGGATCGCGTGATGTCAAGGTATTCCCGGCGCATGCGAAATGCCCGCAGAAAAAGCATGATCCCTATAGCGGTAGCGAGCGTTCGATCACCTATGCCGAACGGTTTGCGCATCAGTATCAGCAATTCACAGCGCAAGTCGTGCAGACCCGCAGCGGCACGCCGTTGGAATTCGTGCCGTTTCTAACGGAGGCGCGGCGCGCTGAGATGCGTGGGCTTAATATCTATACGGTGGAGGCGCTGGCGCACATTGACGGGCAGGAATTGAAAAACCTAGGGCAAGGCGGGCGCGAGTTAAAAAATCAAGCCGAAGCTTATATCGAGCGGGTTCGGCAGGGGGCGCCAGCGTTTGAGGTGACGGCCGAACTGGAAGCGTTGCGGGCGCGCAACCGCATGCTGGAGGACGACAATACGGCGCTCAAGAGCGCGCCCAAGGAAGCGTCCGAAGCACCTAAGAACAGTTTCGATGACATGAGCGTCGAGCAATTGCGCGAGTACATCATCGCGTGCACCGGGCATGCGCCGCATGGCGCGCTGTCGCAAAAAGTGCTCAAGCGCATGGCCGAGGACGCGACCAGCAAGGCGGCCTGATATGTCGCTGCTCAGCGTGGTGCAAGATGTCTGTGAAGTGGTCGGGGTCGAGCGGCTGACCACGATCTTTGGCAGCATCAATGCGCAGCGGACGCAGCAGGAAATGCTGACTTGCGCCAATGAAATGGCGCAGCAGATGGCGCGCGACACTCGTGACTGGTCGGCGCTGACCATGACTGCGACCATGATTGGCGATGGCGTGGCCGGCGATTTCGCCATGCCCGCCGATTTCTGGCGCATGCTGCTCAATGGCAATGTCTGGTCGTCGTGGTCGGCGCTGGTGCCGCTGCGGTTCATTGGTAGTTACGACGAATGGCTGCGGCGCAATGCGACCGCCTATTGGGACAGTCGCGGTAGTTACATCATCATTGGCGACCGCATCTACATCCAGCCGACGCTTGGCGTCGGCATGACGGCGACCTTTGGTTATGTTTCCAATCTGTGCGTCAAGAGCAGGACCGGCACGCGCCTCGATCAGTTCATGTCCGACGATGACAGTTACGTGCTGGATGAGCGGCTGCTGAAGCTGAACATGATCTGGAAATGGAAGTCGAATAAGGGTTCGCCCTATGCCGAGGACATGGGGACATTCTTCGATGCGTTCGCAATGAAGGCCGGGCATGATCAGCCAGCGCCGACCTTGATTGGCGGGGTGCCGATCTCAGCAACGGTCAATGCGACCGTTGCCTATCCTTGGCCGTTGCCGACGGCAAGAATAACATGAGCTCCATAACATGAGCTTCATAACATGAGCACCTATGCCGCTTTTCGCCGGCAACCGGTGCCGGCCGAATACGCGCAGAATCTACAAACCACGACGTTACCGGCGCCGACGCGCGGCATTATCGAAAGCGAAAACTACGCCTTCATGCAGCCGGGTGGTGCCATCGTGCAGGACAACTGGGTATCAACCTTGCGCGGCGTTAAGCTGCGGGGTGGCACCAGTTTATGGTGCGATTTGCATGGCACCGATGATCCGGTGCCGCCGCTCTCCGATCCGACCCGTCAGCCGGTGGAGTCGTCGTTTGAGTATGTCGATGCCGACGACGTGCATCTGATGTTCGCGGCGCAGGCGACGGTGCTGTACGACGTGTCGGAACGGGTGCCGGTGGTGGTCAAGTCCGGCCAGCACAGCGGCAATTATGCAGCAACGCAGCTATCGAATCTGTCGGGCAATCACCTAATCGCGGTCAATGATGCCGGTGATGCGCCGTTGTATTACGACGGTCTGACTTGGGCGACGTTTGATGCCGACCAGATTACTGGTCCGGTTGGCTCAACGGTCCAGCACGGCGCTAATCTGACCTACGTTTGGAAATATCGCAACCGCATGTTCTTCATCGAGGGCGGTTCGATGAATGCGTACTACCTCGACATTGATTCGTTTCAGGGTGCGTTACAACTGATTCCGCTGGGCGGGTCGGCGGCGCGAGGCGGTAGTCTGCTGTTCGGCGCCACTTGGTCCGGCGATACCGGATCGGGCACCGACGACAAGTGTGTGTTTGTTACGACGGAAGGTGATGTGATCATCTTTAGCGGAAACAATCCTGGCGATCCGTCAAGCTGGCAGCAGCAGGGAGTTTTTGCCATCGGGCGGCCGATGGGGATGAACGCGCACATGGCGATCGGCGGCGATGTGCTGATCATGACGGCCGATGGCATTGTTCCGCTTAGCGGGGCAATCAGCAAGGATTCCGGGACGCTCGATCTGGCGTTGCCGACCCGACCAATCCGGGCGATGTGGCGCAATGAAGTGGCGTTAAAGGCCGGCCTGCCCTGGACGATGCGGCGCTGGGACAGCTATGGCGGCATTTTTGTCACTTGGCCGGGCGGGCTGGAGGGGCATCGCTATTGCGCCGTGATGAACAACGCCACCGGGGCGTGGTGCCGTTTTGTCGGCTATGACGCGCTGTGTTTCATGATGCTGCGGGACGCGATGTTTTACGGCACCTCGGACGGCCGTATCATGCAGTGCGAAATCGGCGGCTTTGACGACGGGCTGCCTTATGTCGCCACGCTGGTCGGCGGCTGGGAGTTGTTTCAGGCGCCGTCCTCGATGATCGTGTGGCATCAGGCGCGGGCGGTATTTACCGCGACCTTCGATCAGCCCTTCCTGCCGCAGCTTGATGCCACGGTTGATTATGTGGTGACGCTGCCGCCACCACCGCCGATCGGGTTCGACCCTGGTGTACTTGAGGTCTGGGACGAAGGGCTGTGGGACGCGGCGCGCTGGGATCAGTTCACGCTGGCGGTACCACCAGTGCGCAATACCCGTTGGCTGTCGATCGGCAAGACCGGTTTCGCGCATGCGCCGATCGTACAGGTTACGGTGGCGCAGCAGGCAGCGCCGCAAGTGGAATTACTGGCGCTGGGCGCGACCTTCGAACGGGCTGGCGTCAATGTGTGAGGGATAGGCCATGGCAGTGACCCGTGAGGATATCATCCAGGCGCTGCTACAACAGCAGGATGGCAGCGGCGGTGGTATGGCGCCAAGCGGGCAGGGCGTGACTTCGCTTGGGCCGATGGGGCCATTTGTTGATGTCCAGCTTGATCCGTCGTTAACGCCATCGGATACCCGGGGGCCGCCGGGGCCGCTGCATACTCTGGATAATCTGCCAGCCCCGCCGTCAACGCCATCGCCGGTGGTTGGCGTGCCGGCGGCACCGCCGGGAGTACCGGGACGCGCGGCGGTACCGGCGGCTGTGCCGACTGCTGTGCCTGCGGCTCCGGCCGCTCCAGCGGCGCCGGCGACCTTTGCCGAACGATTTGCGACACCGCCGTTTAGTCCGATCGCGCCGCCTACTTTCGCCGATCGATTCAGCGCGGTGCCTGCCGCTCCGGCGGCTGCGCCTGATACTTTTGCCGATCGATTCAATGCCGCCACACCGGCGTTCGGCAATCTGGCGACGTTCGGCGGATTTGTTCCTTCAAGGGGATTGCCGGTGCCTCCGGGGCCGCCGCTGGTCGGCGCCTTGGGACGGGCCGGGGTGGAGAACACCAATAATCCGTTCAGCCTAGGGGCGGCACCCGGGACGTTTGCCGTGGACGCTACCAACGATGCCGGTTTTTCTGGTGGGGTCGATGAGAGTGGTAGTTTTGGTGGCGGTAGCCAAGGTGGCAGCTTCGGTGGCAGTAGCCAAGGCGGCAGTGTTGGCGGCACCAGTGGCCTTGGCGGCGGTGGCTTTAGTGGTGGCGGCCTTGGCGGCGGCTTTGGCACCGGAGGTAGTAGTAATACTGGCGGGATTGGCGGCGGCCAGCTAAGCGGCGAACAGGGGAATGTTACGATTGGGGGTCTGGAGGAAATGGGCACCCCGTCCGCACCGCCTGAGGATGCCCCGGCCACACCGGCCGAGGAGGCCACACCGGCTGAGGAAGCCCCACCCGACGAGGCCACACCGGAGGCCGCATTGGCTGGCTTGGGCGCTTTTGCCGAGGCCACCCCGGCCGACATGGCAGCGGCTATGGGCAGTCAGGCCAGTTATGGTGCCACCCAAGCCGCTCTTGACGCTGATGTGGCCGGTTTTGGCGGCAATCAGGGCGGCTTTGGCGGCTTTGGCGCCGCTAGTGGCTTTGACGGCTTTGGTGCTGGTCAGGGCGGTTTTGGTGGTGGTTTTGGCGGCGGCCTTGGCGCCGGCGCCGGCTTTGACGGCTTTGGCGCTGGTCAGGGTGGCTTCGACGGCTTTGGTGCCGGTCAGGGTGGCTTTGACGGCTTTGGCGCCGACGGCTTTGACGGTTTTGGCGGTGAAGATGGATTCGACGGCGGCGGTCAGGACGGTGGTCAAGACGGCGGTCAAGACGGCGGTCAAGACGGTGGCGAGGACGGTGGTGGCGAGGACGGCGGCGACGGCGGCGGGGGTGATGATGACGACGGCGATGGCGGTGACGGTGGTGATGGCGGCGATGGTGATGATGAGTAAGTCATGAATCACGCTGAGCAGCATTTGCCGTCTCTTGACGCTCAGCAGCCCGTGCCGGGCAGTATGGAACGGCCAGCATTACTGATAATCGATGATTTGCTACCGGATTTGCAGCGATTGCAGGTATTGGGCTTTCTGCGTTCCGGCGGCTGGAAATTCGGCTGGAAGTCCTCGGGCAAAAGAGACACCTATAGTTTCTGGCATCGGCACTTCGCCGGTCACCACAACACCCTTGAGCAAACGCCGTATCCTTGCGCCGATGAACTGGAGCGCAATGCGCCGCTGATCTTTGCAACTTGGTTGAGCCTCGCCGATACGGTGTTTCGCGGTCAGGTGCTGATCCGCTGCTATGCTAACGCCCAGAGTTATGGCAGCGACGGCACGCTGCATACCGACAGCACCGACCCGCACAGTCTCACCGCGGTCTATTATCCGCATGGCGTCTGGTGGCCGAACTGGGCTGGTGAAACCGTGGTGTTTAACCCGGATAAGTCCGACATTATCGCGGCGGTGTATCCCAAGCCCAATCGGATGGTGGTGTTTCCGGGCTGTCTGCCGCATGTCGCGCGCGGCGTATCGCGGCTATGCCCGGAATTGCGGATCGTCCTGGTATTCAAAACAAGGGCGGCCAATGATCCCGGATGATTACCGCAAGTTTCTGCTGGAGCGAACCGAGGCCGAGGTAATCCGGCATAGTCGGCGCACGCTCTACACGCACCTTGCCGGCACGCATGCCTTGCTGGAGGCGTGGGGCAATCCGGCGCCGGTCTGCGCGGCGGGATTGTTTCACAGCATCTATGGCACCAATGCATTCCAACATTGGGCATGGTCGATCGCGGATCGCGACACCATTCGTGAATTGATCGGAGAGGAGGCCGAAGGTCTGGTCTATCTGTTCGCGACGATGAAGCGGCCAGCGGCGTTTTGCGTCAAGCCCGATACGCCAGTGTTGCGGATATTGCGGGAAATCGAAGCGGCCAATCTACTGGAGCAAAAGAGTCAATCGAAATGGCTGTTTCGGCTGATGTTCAATGGCATCAGCGAACCGGCCGAACGCGCCATCGCGGATCATGTCAACGCCCTGGAGGTGACCTGAGGTGCGCTATCTGATCGGGCAGAACGGCATCGTCGGCCGGTTTGTGGCGGCGCATATCGCGCATTGCGAACGCGGTTTTGGCGATCGGATCATGACGCTGGGCGTGGTCGATGGCGATAAGCTGATTGGTGGGCTGGTGTTTCACAATCACGACCCGGAGGCCGCCATTATCGAGATTTCTGGTGCCGCCACTGATCCGCGCTGGCTCACGCGCGAGACGCTGCGGCTGATGCACTATTATCCGTTTGTCGATTGCAAATGTCAGATGGTGGTGATGCGGGTGCCGGCCGATAACGAACGGCTGCTGCGGCAACTGGCGGTGCTGGATTATGAATTCACCTTGTTGCGCCGATTGTTCGGGCGCGAGCGGGACGGCGTATTGGCGGCGCTGATGCAAGAGACTTGGCAAGCCAGCAGGTTCCTGCATCATGGCATGCCGCCGCCGGCACAACGGGAGGCCGCATGATGGCCTATGATTATAGCGGATACGGCAATGGCGACGGTAGCGGGCGGGATGCGATCACGCGTGCGCTGCTGCAAATCACTTCACCGCCGCCGCAGGCGCCGCCGCAGACGTCTCCCTCCATGCCGCGACTAGGCAGCAACATGGGTCCCGGTAACATGGGTCCCGGCGCCTCTGCGCCCGGCGCACCACCGGGTGCGGGCTTGCCAGCGCCGATGGGGCCGCCGCGTCAGCCGGCTATGCCGGTACCGGGCGGGTTACCGGGCGCTGGCTTGCCGCCGCCGGGGTTGCCACCCGGACCAATGCCGGGAACGCCGCTACCGGGACAATCGCTACCAGGACAACCGTTACCGGGGCAGCCGCCGCCATATCCGCCGCCATATTGAGGAGGGATTTCCGTGGGCAAGCCATCGGCGCCGACTCCACCCAATCCGTATGCGACCGCCAGCGCGGCGACCTCCACCAATGTCGCGACCGCGATCGCCAATGCCAATCTGGGCAACGTCAATCAGATCACGCCGCAGGGGAATCTGTTCTTCGATAACACCGGCAACTATAACTTTAACGACCCGATCAGCGGGGCGAACTACAGCATTCCGCAATTCACCGCCACCCAGACGCTAACCCCGCAAGGGCAGGCAACGCTAAATCAATCACAGGGTGCGCAATACAACCTTGCTTCATTGGCCAATATGTCGAGTGGCCAATTGCAGGAAATGCTTGGCAGCCCGATCAACCTGTCGAATATTCCAGCCGGCGGTAATCCGGCATTGCTCAATAGTCTGGGCGCGCCGCAATATGGCATTGGTCCAAGCGGGGCACAGCAGACCACGTTCGGCGCCACTGGCCCGATCACCTCCAGTTATGACAATTCACAGGGTACCCAACAGCGCGCGGCGGTTGAGAACTCGCTGTTCCAGCGCATGCAGCCGCAGAACCAACTGGCGCTGTCGCATCTGCAATCGCAACTTGCCGACCAGGGCATCAAATACGGCTCACCGGCCTACACCGCCGCCATGGACAACTACAATCGCGGCATTAACGACCAGATGCTCGGCATTACCGCGCAAGGCGGTCAGGAGCAGCAATTGCAGGCCGGGCTGGCGCAACAACTGGCGAATTTTCAGAACAGCGCCCAGCAGCAGGCTTATCAGGAAGCGCAGGGTCGCGGGCAGTTCGCCAATGCCGCGCAGACCAACATGTTTCAGCAGGCGGCGACCAACACGCAAGCCTATAACGCGGCGCTGGCGCAGCAAATGGCGCAATCCGAAAGTCTGTTCAACGCCCAGCAGACCGCGCGCGCGCAGGCATTGACCGAACAATATGCGCTGCGGGATCAGCCGATCAACGAAATCAGTTCGCTGCTGTCGGGATCGCAGGTCGCCAATCCGAATTTCATCAACGCCTCCGGGACCAAAATCCCGACTACCGATATCGCCGGACTGATCAATACCAATTTCGGCCAGTCGCTCGACAGCTATAAACAGCAAAGCGCCAACTACAATAACATCGTGGGCGGGCTGTTCGGCGCGCTTGGCAAGGTAGGCGGCGCCGCCATTGCCTCCGACGTGCGGCTGAAGAAAAACATTCATCGGATTGGCAGCGTATTCACGGCGGCGCCGCAGAAACTCGCGGAATTGCCGGTCTACCAGTACAGCTATAAGGGCGATCCAACGTCCGCTAGGCATATCGGTCCGATGGCGCAAGACGTCGAAAAGATCGATCCGGGCGCCGTGGTGCACGACCGACGCGGCATGAAGTACATCAAACGCCATCGCCTGATGGGCGGCATTTTACGGGCGGCGTGACATGGCCGATTCATTGTTTTCATTTTATGCCGATGTCCCGCCGGATTCGCCGCTGAGTTATGAGCAATTGCAGAACCGCCGTGCGATCGCGGCGGCGGCGGCGAGCGCCAATGCCAAGCGGCCGTATCCCACCACGATTGGGGAAGGCATTTTCAGTGGCGTCAGCGATATCACCGATGCCATTGCGCTGAACCGGCTGGATCAGCAGTCGCGGCTGTTCGCGGCGCAGGAAGCGAGGCAGCGCGCGGCGCTTGGTGGACTTCCGACTTCGGCGGATGATGCCGGGGCGGATACCGCACCACCGCCGGCAAGGCCGGCACCGGCAGTTGTGCGCGACACTGCGCCGGTACCGAATGTGACGCCACCACCGCCGCCGCCTGATCTAACGCCGCCGGCACCCGATCTGACACCGCCATCGCCGGATTCTATCCAGCCGGTGGCGCAAGGCGATGTGCCGGTGAGAACGCAAGCCGTGGTCGCCGGCGCCCCGCAGGTCGAGGCCGATGCCGGGCGCATCAAGCTGGCGCGGGCGCTGGCGAAAAGCTCCATGCTAGACAAGGCGCCGATCGGCGGCGGACCACTGGCAACGTTTGCGCCGCTCCCGGCGACGGTCGATTGGAGGGCGGTGCCACCAACTGATGCCGGCACCCCGCCGATCGTGACCGACATTCCGAAGGCGCCGGCAAGGCCAGCAGCGCCACCAGCACCACCCGCAGCCCCCGCCGGCACGTTGCCGTCAAGTGAGCAAATTCCAGCAGCGCCGGAACCACGCGCCATCAAATCGCTACCGGAGCAGCCGCCGCTGGTGCCGTATTACAGACAACAGCAGAATGCCTTCGTGGCGATGAACGATCCAACCAAGTCACCGGCATTGCGAGCGGATGCCAAGGCAGTATTCGACGCATGGGAGAAGCAGCGCGTTCTGCGGCAAGAGCAGGTCACCAATCAATATAATTTCGATCGCGCGCAAAATGCTCAAGCGGAGGAGAAAAACCGCGAATCGATTCTCGGTGATCCAGCCAAGCGGGTGCAGATCGAGCAGACCGCCGCCTCCGCGCGCAAGACCCAGCAGGAATTTGAGCAGAATCAGAACGCCTTTGATCAGATCAAGGGTCCGGGCGACGAGACCCTGATCCGTCCCAAGGGAGCGCCGTTAGATACGCCATTTATTCATGCAAAGGGTTCACCGGCGCCGCAGCTTTCGGCGCAACAACAAGAAGCCGTCAACTTCGCCACTACCGTCAAGCCCGACCTCGCGGAAGTCGATAACAAGCTCAATTATGGCAAGGCGCTAACCGATCCATTGCAAGTGGGGCGGGCGGGATTGCCTTTGGGTCTGGGTCGCACCTTGGTTTCTCAGGAGTACCGTTCTGCGCAAGACCGTTTGGGTAACTTCGCCGCGGCGTTTCTGAAAATGCGCAGCGGGTCGGCGGTGTCGCCAAGTGAAGCTATGCGCACGCTGCCGTCAATCATGCCGCAGGTCGGCGATACCGACACCGATCTTCGCGACAAGGCCCGGCGACGTAATCTCATTACCGACGCGGCGATCGGTGCTAGCGGGGCGGAGGCGCGGCGGGTATCGGATGAAGTGATCGCTGAGTATGAGCGCAATAAACCTCAACGGGTTAAGACGATTGACGAAATAGCCAAGTTGCCGCCGGGCACGATATTCGTTGGTCCAGACGGCATCGAGCGCAAGGCACACTGATGGCAGATTATTGGGATGCTTTCCCACCTTTGGTTGCGCCTGCTGCGCCGGCCGCCCCGGCCGCCCCTACCGTGACTGCCGCCAATCCGTGGGACGCTTATGAGCGTGTTACGCCAGTGGCGGCGCCACCGGCGGCCGGCACCAATAATCCATGGGACGCTTACGAGCGTGTTACGCCACTGCCGGCGCCAGAACCCGCCACGGTGTACGACCTAGCCGCTAAGCAACAACAGCTGCGCGATCTAGCGCGCGTCGGTAGTACCGAAGCTTCGTTCGGCTTGGCGCCACGCGGGGCAGCGGCACTGGCAACGTTAATGGGGAATCAGCCCAGCTATAACGATGCGTTGGCGGCCGAACTGAAAAAGGATGAGGAGGCCAGCAACCGGCTTGGCCCGGCTACTGCTATGGCAGCCGGACTGGTCGGCGGGATGGCAACCGGCGGTCCGTTATTGAAGATGGTCAAGCCCGCCGTTGGTGTCGTCAAGCGGATTGGTCAAGCCGCGCTGGAAGGGGGCGTGTTAGGCGGGATGCAAAGCGCCGGTCAGACCTATACCGGCAAGCCAGAGGATTATATCAACAATGCCGCCAGCGGCGCTGAACTTGGCGGCGTGTTTGGTTTTGGCGGGGGTGCGGCAGGCGCCACGGTGGGCGGTGCTCGTCGCGGGGTCGATTATCTTCTAAACCGTCCGCTCAATAACGTCTCTGCGGCGGTGCAGGCGGACCTGCCGGGACTACAGCGGGTCTTGAATACGCCCGGCGCCATGTTGCCCGACATGGGGCCGTCCATGTTGGGAGTGGCGCAGGGTTCAGTCCTCGGTACCGGTGGTCCGGGACGCAGCGCGCTCAAGGCCGCCACCGAGGCACGTAATGCCGGCACCGATCAGCGAATAGCGCAGGCGATTAATCAGAACCTCGGACCGACAACGATCCCCAGCGTAGAGGCGGCCGGTGTCGGCGCCCGCATGGGGGAGCAATCGCCGCTCGCGGTCGAGTACGAAACCGCATTCAATCGTTCGCATCCGGTCGATACCTCGGAGATTGCCCGAACGCTGTCACAGCGCGCCATGGATGAGCGCGGCGCCACCCAGGCGGCATTGAAGCAAACGCGCGGCATGCTCGATATCACTGGCGCGCCCGGTTATCTCGATCCCGATCCGCGCGTATTGCAGAAAGTCCGCACCGAGGTGCGCGGAATGCGGGATGCGCAAAACGTACCGCCGCGTACCAGGGCGGTGCTTAATGACGCCTACGACCAGATCAGTCAGGAAATGCACAACCGCATTCCCGGGATTCGTGAAGCCGATGCCCAGTACGCCGAACTAGCGGCGCAACGGCAGGCGCTGCAACCGCGAGAGACCGGCGCCAGCATTTTTGATACCGGCCGCAACACGGGCATGCGGCCGGACGAATTCGCCGCCGAAATGGCGGCCGCCGCTGAGCCAAAAGGGTCAACCATTGCGCTCGGACCGTCCGGCGAGGCATTCCGAATGCGGCAAGGGGCGCGCGCCGAACTCGATCGAATCGTTGGTACCAATCGAAACGATTTGGCCAAGTTGAACAATGTGCTGGGTCAGCCGCAGGATTGGAATTCACAAAAGCTGGCGACCGCGTTCGGACCGCAGCGGGCGCAGGCGGTTCGCGATGTGCTGGAACGTGAAACCGGTTTTCGCGATACTTATCAAAAGCTGTTCGGCGGACCGGAAACGGCGCAGCGCCTCGCCGCCAAGGAAATGTCTGATCCGGTCAAACTGATAACGCCATCGACCTCCCTTACCGGATTGGCGTTAAGCGGCGCCAAGCGGCTGGCGCAGAATGTAATTGATAGCCGCACTGCTTCGGCGCGCGATCGCATTGCGTTGCAAATGGCGGAGCAGGACCCGCAGCGGATGCAGGCGATCGTGCAGGAATGGCTGGCGGTGCCGAAGCAGCGGGCGGCAGTGGCGAATGCCGTGCGTGACCGGATCGCGCGCGGCATCGTCAACAGCGGCGTGGCGGGAAGAACAGCGATAGCAACGCCACAAATGCAATAGGAAACTGAAATGCCTCGAAATTCGTCAGGCGTGTATAATACCCCTCCCGGCACGCACGGCACGCCCAACACCACGATTCTGAGTGCCAACTACAATTCCAACGTCGATGATGTGGCCGCTGATCTTAATGTGCCGCGCCCGATCGTGGCTGGCGGTACCGGGGCGACCACGGCGGCTGGTGCGTTGACTGCGTTCGGCGCTGTCGCCAAGGCCGGCGATACCATGAGCGGCAGTCTGTCAATTACTGGCTCTTTGTCGGCAACCGTCAGTGTCAATTCGCAGTATTGTTATTTAAATAGCATCAACAATTCCATTTATACCAATAATACCGACACCATTATCCGGCAGGGAACCGGCAGCACGATTTTTCAGAAAGGCGATGGCAGCGCCACGCTTGCTTATATTGACAATTCGGGAAATTTATACACCGGTGCCGGTACCGGAAACTTTGGCAGCGTCAATTCGCCGTATTGTTATTTGAATGGCACCAGCAATGCCATTCTTTGGGATGGCGGCGCCAACACCATTATCCGGCAGGGCACCGGCACCGCCTACTTCCAGCGCGGCGACGGCACGACGCTCGCCTATGTCGACAACTCGGGGAATTTATATACGGGCGGTACCGGAAACTTTGTCGGCACTATCGTAGTCGGCGATCAAACCGACGCTGGAACGGTCTATTTCGGCAACACGGCAACCCGCTATTTGCAGTATTCCGGCAAGTTCAATCTGATCGGCGGCGCGCTGAACGTCGGTAGCAACACCATCCAGATGAATGGCGCTAATGCCTTCGATCGTGACGCAAACTACACATACATTTATGATTCGGTACCAAGGGTCAGGTTCTATATCGGCGCCAGCGGCACAACCTATCAACGCTCATCTACTCATAGTATTGAGAATATAGATGGCAGCGACATATTTCTATATCTGGGCGCGGATGAATGTCGCTTTAGTGTCAATGCACCCTACGTGAAGCTGGGCCAAGGCTTTGCCGGGCATCAAGGTAGCGGGGCTGGTGCCACTTATCAGCGCATATTGAATTTCAATTGGTCAGGACAACTCGAATCTTGGGTGGAGACGACATTCGTTGGCTTTGTCTCATTTACTTCGGATTATCGCGCGAAGAAAGATATCGCCCCGTTGTCATCCATGTGGGAGACGGTGAAGGCGCTGCGGCCGATCAAGTATACGCACCAAGAGTTCACGCCACCCGGTTCGCTGGAAAAGCAACGGGCAATGGCGAAAGACGGCGAGGAAATCGAGCCGCTGATCGCGACCGACGATATCGAACGCTGGGGTTTCGTTGCCCATGAATTACAAGAGACACTGACACCAAGCGCCGCTAGTGCCGAGAAGGATGCCCCCGAGGCGCTGCAATCGCCCAATCCGATGACTGTAATCGCGGCGCTAACCAAGGCGCTACAGGAAGCCATGGCGCGCATTGAGGCACTGGAGCAGCGGGCGGCGGCGCACTGAGTCTTAACCGAGGAGGCTGAACCATGCGACATGCATTTTTGGCATTGATCACTCCACTTGGTGATAGCGGTGGCGGTGGCGGTCAACCCCCGCTTGGCATCTGGGGTGGTGGCGGTGTCGGCAATTATCCGGACGCTGGCTTTCCCGGGCCGCAGCCGGGTCAACCGCCGCGGCCATGGGGGCCGATCAATTATCCCGATCAGGGCTTGCCGCAACCGCCACCTGGAATCTGGGGCGGTGGCGGCGTTGGTAACTACCCTGACGCTGGCTTCCCGGGACCGCAGCCGGGGCAACCGCCGCGCCCGTGGGGGCCGATCAACTATCCCGACCAGGGCCTGCCGGGACCGCAACCGGGTCCGGGACGGCCAACGCACCCGATCTACTATCCGCCGGTGATCTGGGACCCGTCGCGCCCAACCAACCCGATCGCCAATCCGGGCGATCCCAACAATCCGGGCGCCGGCCAACCAAAGATCGAATGGAAAACCGCGTGGTCGCCAACTACCGGGTGGGTGGTGGTTGGGGTGCCGACCGGACCAACGCCAACGCCCTCGCAAGGGCAGGAGCAAGAGCAGGATTAGACGCTGGTCTAACATTGACTACGGCGGCTGGGCTTGGCTCAGCCGCCGCTGGCGGGGGAAGGGGCGGCAATGAGCAGACCGACAATCCGGCGCGGCGACCAGGGGTCACTGGTGGTCGATGTGCAGACTTGCTTGGAGGTCGAGCCGCTGGATGCCGACTTCGGTCCGCTAACCCAGCAGGCGGTATGCAGCTATCAAATCCGCAAGGCGATCAGCGTCGATGGTGTGGTTGGTCCGCAGACCTGGGCGCTGCTGGAGGACGACTATGTGTTGCCGCCGTATCCGCCCGAATTGCTAACGCCGCTGGATGCCGCGCTGGTGCGGCGGATTACCGATACCGCAATGGCCTCGCCGGTGGCGCGTTATGCTTGGCGCGATCGCGGTGTGGCGCCAGCGGGCTATACCAAGGGCATGGCGCTCGCCTATGCGACCCTGGTGCGCAAATGGGCGATAGAGGACAGCGCGGCGCTCCTGATGGGGCAGGCGGTATGGGTGGGGGATACCGATACCGATGCGCTGGCTTGGTATGCCGACGTTTACGCTGATCTCGGCATGGCGAATGACGAGGACGGCCTCGACACGCTGCGCCATCTGTTCGTGCTGGTCTGGGGCTTGGGAATGCGGGAGTCGAGCGGCCAGCATTGTTGCGGCCGCGATCAGAGCGCCGCTAACACCAGCGCGACTACCGCCGAAGCCGGGAGTTGGCAGCAAAGTTGGAATTCATCATCCTGCTCAACTGAAATGCAAAAACTGCTGGACGTGTACGCGCCGAACATTGGGGCGCAACAATGCTGGCTTGAGGTATTCGAGGAGGATGTTGCGTGCTCGTCGGCGGACTGGTCGTGTTACGGCGATGGGGTTGGCTACCAGTACCAAGACGCGGCCAAGAAATGCCCGCAAATGGCGGTGGAAATGTGCGCGGTTGGGCTGCGGCTGTTGCGCCAGCACTGGGGGCCGATCAACCGCCGGGAGGCGGAGGTCAATCCGGCGGTAGATAAACTGTGCCTTGCGATTGAGGATTTGCTGCTGGATGTAGTTGCGCCAAATGGCGGCGACCATGGCGCAGACGGCGGCGACGAGGCTGAAACCACACCAGTACCTCCCGTGGTGGACGTCTTGCCGCCGCCGTTACCACTGCGCGATATCGTGATCAGTTCGGGGCATGGCCTATTAGTGCGCGGCGCCTGCGGACCGGCGCCTTGGGGCCTCGATGAGGTGGACGAGGCGCGTCGGGTGGTGGAACAGGTGGCGAAGCTGCTGAAGAACGGCGGCGGCCGGGTGGTGCAATTCCATGACGATTTGAGCACAACGCAAAGCGAGAACCTGGAGACTATCGTCACGGTGCATAACGACAACACGCGCGATCTGGATGTGAGCGTGCATTTCAATGCCTACCAGACCACGGCCGACCCGGTTGGGGTCGAGGTGATCTACGTGACGCAGGAAGCGCTGGCGGGGCAGATTTCGCGGGCGATCGCGCAGGCCGGCGGGTTCATCGACCGGGGCGCGAAATACCGGGACAATCTGGCGTTTCTCAATGGCACCGATCAGCCGGCAGTGCTGATCGAGGTTTGTTTCGTTGATAGCGCGGCCGATGTAGCGTGCTACCGCGAGCGCTTCGCGGCGATCTGCAACGCCATTGCATTGACGATCGGTGGCGAAAAGCCGATGAGCCGAACCACCGGCTGGTGACGTGTGCTAAATCACCGTATGCCTACATTTGACTTATCAGATCGCTTAGCCCGGCGCGCGGCCTGGACCCTGGCCTTCATCGCCATCAATTCCTCATAGGTTCGCGGCATCCGCTGGAATTGTGTCGGGCTTTGCTTTTCATCTAGTATGCGTTTTTCCAGATCAGCGAATAATCGGAATGCCTCCTCATAACGTTTTTTCAATGCTGGTTCCTGGACGCGATCGGGATGCAGGCAAGCAAGGATTTTTTTGTAGGTTAGGCGATCCATCACGCCTTTGCGGTTACGAATAAGCTGTTCAAGCTCGGTTATCTGTTTTGCATAATGCGGGAGGCTTATTTCATCCAAGCGATGTTTGCATTCTTCCAGTACGCGCATTTCGAATTCGGCATCCAATTTGTGCTTGTGCTGCCGGATCGCGGCATCAAGCTTTTGCTGCGCCGTCATCGATAATGTGTCGGGAGCGACCTGCAACTCAGCCTCGCGTCGGCCTTCCTCGCGCGCGACCGCAGAGCGCAGTACCGTGTTGGAAAATCCGGTTTGTTTTTCTATCTCTTGATATGATTTATTCTGGTCGAGGATCGATCGGGCGGCATTCTCCGCTGTGATGCTGGTATTCTTACGCCGCGCCTTGCCAGCGTCTTTACTGCCCTTGGGACGGCCGGCTCCCTTTGGATTGCTGGTAGTCTTGGAAGCTTTTAATTTTAACATTGTGTTAAAATTACCAAGATCGCGACTAACCGTCATAGCGGTCACATTCAACGCTTCAGCGATCCGCTCCATTGTCCAATCGCGCGAGCCGTAAAGATATTCGGCCATGCGCCTGCGATCGTCCTTAGTCATCGGCGCACCACCGATGTTAGACGCAAGTGCGATCTTCAGGCGCTCGGCATCGGCCGCGTCGCCGCTGCCGAACGTGAAGGACTGGATCACAGGCGCGATGCCCAAGTCCTTGGCAACTTTCATGCGGCGATGCCCGACCAGGATCACGCCGTTTTCGTCGGCAATGGCAGGGAATTGCTTGCACCAACCAAGTCGTTTTAACGATTCACGTAATTCGGAATCGTCCTGATTCGCCATGCGAATGTTGTCGCGGAATTCGCCGGTCTTAGGATTGAATGGATCGTGTAAATTGCTCATGCGCTGTTTTCTCAATAAAAAGCCGGGGGAAGATTCCCCCGGCTTTCAAAGAATTTCCATGACGATCCAGGATGAAATTTACTGTAGGGGAAGCTGCGGATTCACTTGTTCATATCGCTCATGCCGGCCAATGCCATAGCGTTTTAACCCGACTCGCATAGCGAGCTTGACCGTGTGCACATTCTGCTCAGCGACCTCCATGTAGCCATCTTTTCTGGCCTGATCACGGATCATGATTGCTGCCATCACATCGTCATCCGCCATGCTCCCCTCAATGGCTTGTGAATCATAAATAGCTTCAACCAGTTTCATGAAGCTCTCGTCGTCCCATAATCTAACAAGAATATCCTCGACAAGATCGTTGATCGTTCGTTTGCTTTTCAACTTTCTCTGATTAAGCAAATCACCCCGTGTTGCTGGAAGCGGCGGCGCCGGCCGTAATGCCTGGGCTTCTGCCATGTCACTATTATCCTTTGATTGAGCGTGGATTTCCCGATAACGACGCTGGCGCTCGGCAGACGTCATTGCACGTTTTCCAATCGGTGGGCGCCCCATGCCGGGTACCGTGTCAGGGACTTAGTAACGTTACAAGTAACAAAATGTTACAGAACAAGCCGCGTTTTAACGCTGATCAACGTTCGCTCCCGTCTGGTAATCGGTGTTGCCTTGCCAGACACAGCCGGGACCAGCTTCCTTTTTGTAAAAGTAGCCACCCCAACCACCGGCTTTCATCTTGTTATTGAGATACTTTACGTTCGTCATTTTCGACGCGCCATTGAAGTGGCCGTCGGTATAGGCCGGATACGACCCGCCACCGATGTAGTTGTTCTCAATAGTCACGTTGTTCATGGCGCCCCAGTAGTTGTCGGCCATCATGCCGGACGTGTCGTCCTGGTCGCAATCGAGCCGGTTATTGGCCACCACCAGTCCATCGATGTCGCCATCGGCCTGGATGCAATCGTAATGCGCCTGTCCCGGCACCCCCAGCATGCCGGTGATGTCGCACCACGTGATCCGGGTGCCGTCACCGCTGACGTTGATGCCGTTCTCGGTACCGCGAATGCGGCAATAACTGATGTCGAGATCGATAGTGTTAACACCGGAGGAACCGCCATGGCCGGTGACGGTGCAGTGATGCATCTTGCCGCGCCGGCCATTCCACTTGATCTGGTAATAACCGATGTTATCAATCTCACAATTAAACATTTCAATATCGTCGCCTTCGACGGTGACGAAGCCGGTGTAACGCTTGCCAGAAATCCGGGCGCCGTTCTGGGTGATGACTTGATTGCCGCTCACGGTCTGTAACTGGGTGCCGGTCGGCACCCCGCACATTGGATCATTCTTGTCTGGGAATTGCTTGCCGTCCGGTGGCGTGGGGTCCGGTGGCGTGGGGTCCGGCGGCACCTCGCTGGCGATATGGTCAAAGGCGTAGCGGGTGTGATCCTGGATGTACTTCTCGGCCTGATCGAGGGTGAACGATTCGTCCGAGGTCGCGGTTACCATCGGACGGTTGCGGCCGGATAGTTCGGCCAATTGCTTATTCAAAGTACTGATACGATCATAAATGGTCTCGCTGCTCTTGAGCTTCATGTCAGGTCGTTCCATGGCTTGTCCCTCGGTTGAGAATCTCATCATAGGTTAGCTGGGCGCCATGGCAGGCGCCGGCGATAAAAGAAGTCTTGCACAGCGCCAGCATGTCAAAGCGTACATCTGGAGGCAGCTTGGTAAACAGCTTATCCAGTTCGTTATCTTTCACCCAGCGTTCCGCCAGTGCATCATAAGGCGAATGCCGTGAATACAGTTCATTCAATGCAGCACCTCTGGCCGTTCCTGCCGTCGCTGATCCAGCAGCGACAGCATCATTTCGCCCAATAACTTTTTGGTAGCCTCCAGGTCGGTGGCGTTGGTGGTCAGCAGCATCATTGCCAACCCTTGTGTCAGATGAAACGTCACCGTGGTCTGGTACACCACCGCCGAAATGCCGACGATCTCGCACTGGGCCATGAAATCGGCGCAGACACGCTGAAGGCCCTGAATCAGTTCGGCCTCTTGTTCCCGGATAAGTTTTTCCTGCGCTGGAGTCATTGCGCTGCTCCTGTGCCTGTCGCCGCTCGCGGATTTGGCGGGTTTAATTTGTGCAGGCTGTTTCTTGCTGGAGATTTGCCACCACAGGCAAAAAACCTATATGATTCAGTGGTGACTTTTGGGGTGTTTGCCACCTGTAACCCATTGATAATGCTCAATTTCGTATCTCTGTCCTGGTTCGTTTATGGCCTGTCAAGTGTTTGATTTTGTTGAGATTTGCCACTTTGCGGCCGGCAGATTTGCCACTTGTTGTACCGATTTCGTTCTTATTTAGCTGCCTCCGGCGAGCAACTTCGCGATCGCATTCTTCGCTGCTTTGCGGCGATCGAAAGCGAGCGTGTAATGCTGAATCTCCTTCAAGCTTCGGTGTCCCGTAATCGAGGCAATTTCGGTGACGGTGCATCCGATATCGGCAAGGCGCTTGCAGCAGCCCTTGCGCAGCCCGTGCGCGGTGTAGCCCTGCGGCAGCCCGGCAGCGAAAGCAGCGCTACTAAACCAAGTGGAGAAGCTGTTGGTCGTAAAGGGACGCTCCCAAGCGTTGCGCAGAAATGTCATGCCCTTCGGAGGCGCCGCGAGCAGCGCAGCCAAAGCCGGATGAATTGGAATTTCGACTTCAGCCCGGCCGGCCTTGGTTTTCTTATGTTGCTTAATCTTGAGGATGCCGTTGCGCACATGCTGCGGTCCCATCCGAACGAGGTCACTAATACGCTGACCGGTATGCAGCGCCAATTCCATCGCTAAGCGTTCGGTGGTGCCGATCGCCCAATGCGCTCGGAATTGCTCAATTTCCGGTTCTCCCCAAGTGGCGTGGCCGTCTGATTGCGGAACGCTCACTTTGATGCCGATAGTAGGATCAGCCTCGCTGAACCCTTTCGCGACGGCAAATTGCATCAGCGGGCGGATTGCCTTGAGCCAATTGCGGGCCGCATGCCCGCCGCCGGCATCTTCGATCAGGCGCGTGATGAACTTGCCATCCAATCTGGCCATCGGCATTTCGCCATACAACTCGCGGAACTTGTTGAGTTGCGGGCGCCGTCTCCCCTGCGTGCTCTCGCTGTCGCCGGTGAATCTCGTTGACTCCAGAAATAGCCCAACAACAGATGCGACCGATCCGAGTTGCAGGCGAGAGGCGCCAACCGGCTTCGGCGCGACAGGTGCGCCGCAATTGCGCGCAGCCCAATAGGCTGCCAGCATTTCGTCCGATCCGAGAGCGCCGGGCAATTGAACTTGTTTGTAACCCTTGCGCCGAAAACGCGCATAGGTGATGCCGCTTTTCTTGTCCACCCATGTCTTCAGGTACGGCAGTCTGATTTTCATGGCCGTTTCCGTCTGCGAAACTCCGATGGCATCGGCGCAGTATCCCAGGGATTGACCGCCTTCGCTGCTTCCATCTTGGGATCGCCAATCACCACCGTAATAACGGCGGTCTTGGGATCAATCTCAACCTTAGCCACCGTCAAGCCGGCGGCCTGGGCGGCTTTGATCGCCCGTCGAACGTCGGTCTGGCGAAAATGGGAAGGAGCGCGACTCATCAGTCTAGCGCCGTTGTTCCAGCGCCGTCACCCGCTCCGAGATCGCCGTTTGCTTGTCATACGCCGTGCGGATATCAAGCAATAGATCGCTGAGGCTGTGATCGGTGCGCACCACCATGGCCGATATCACGCGTAAGTCGTCGCGCAAGGCGCAGACATCACGATGCAGCACGTCAAGTGCGAGCGCCAGCCCTTGCAGGGTATCGTTGCGCCCGTTATTCCGGGTTAGTTCCTCATAGATATGCCGCTGCTGCTCGACAATGATTCCCAGTGTTTCATCCGTCATGGTGATCAGTCCTTTGTGTTGTAGGATTTCTCCCGGCGGCATGGCAGCTTGACCGTGCGCGGATCGCTAGTGCTGCCACGGGCGGCAACGATGCCGTAGCTGCCACAACGCTCACACTTGACCCGGAATAGGCCGCTGCTCGATACCGGATAAGGCAGTTGGGCGTGGCAGGCCGGTAGCGATCTGTTGGTGAGGTCGGCAATGCCATTATCGAGCGTGCTGAAGCTGACATTGCCCACATCTTGTCTGGTCCAGACCAGTTTGAAATGCATAAAACGGGATTCCATTTGCCGCCCCTCAATGCGGCCAGCGTTCGCTGAAAGTGGCGGCCACCGGCTGCGGCGCCGGCCAAGGCCGGGCGGGTATCGGTTTGTGTTGCGGGTGGATACTGGTGGTCACTGGCCAGAACAGTTCGCTTTTGCTGATGTTTCGGCTGCCCTGGTACCAGCAGGTGCGGCCATCGATCTGGCGCCATGATGAGTGGATGCCGGGGCTGGCGGTGTGGCATTCAATCCGCGCGGCGGCCGAGGTCGGCGTTAGCAGCGCCAACACCGCGAACAGAAAAGTGCGCCCGATCACCAGCGCCTCCCGCCGACTTCTATTCCAGGTCTGAGCAGCCCGCGTTCACCGAGTATGATGACGGCCTCCTCGATCGAGCGGACCACGTGATAGTCATCCCCAAGCAGGCGCATGGCGAGTTCGAATTCCATTTGACTGGCGTTCTGCTTGCGGTTGCCGGCCTTTAGTTCAAGATGCAGCAGCCGACGCGCCTTGCTCCCATCGGCCAGTTCGCACCAATGGAATTCCAGATCGGCGGCGCCGGCTAGCACCCCCATGGCCTTCAGTTTCGCGGCGGTGCGCGGGTCGCGATGCTCGCCGTTCGGCACATGCCGCCAAATCACATCCGGTCGCACGCAAAGCCGCAACAGGCTCACCAGCGGAATGTGCAGGGAGGTGACTTCCTTCACCGGTTCGACCAGCTTGCGCCAGCGGCCGGTAAGAAGGTCTTTCTGTGTGGCAGTCATTCCGTCGCCTGCGTGGCGGCCTTGAGCCGGGCGATGGCGTCGGGATCGAGCGGCTGCGCCAAGCCTTGGCAGGCTCTCAGCAATTCGAATCCGAGGCTGCGCATATTCTGCTCCGCCGCCGATAACCGGGCGCGGTCGCGGCGCTGCTGCTCACAGTCGCGTTCAAGCCGCGCGGCGGTCCAGACATGATGCAGCGCTTGTGCAAGCAGGTGCGCGAATGGCGGTGGCGTGTAGGCGCCGGGTCGGATCGATTGCGAACCGTGGCGCGCGAGCTCCTGGCAGGCCGCCATTTCCCGCTGCGCCGCCTGCCATGCGGCCAGATGAATCGCCGCGCAATCATATTCCAGATCGGGTTTGAGATAGGACATTAGGCTTCCTCGTGTGACCGGCGCCAATGCTTCGCCGTCGATGGAAGTTGAATAGCATCACTAATATTTGGACGCAAACAAAAAATTAGTGTGATTGATAATATTTGCAATCTGGCAGAATCGAAAGAGGTGCTTGCGTCCGCAGCGGGCGGGAAAAACTAGGTGTAGTTCGCTGATTTTTTCTTTTTTATACCGCCTCATCAATCAGGGCTTTAAGGACCCGAAGGGCTTGTTTGCGCTGTTCTGGCTTAAGCTGATCCCAAATCAACCAGGGAGCTTCGGTATCGAGGGGATTGCGCATAATGAGATCGGCAGGCTTGCATTCCAGCGCGTCGGCAAGTTTTTCCAGAAGCTCACCGGTGTAGTCACTTTGTCCGGTTTCCAGTTGGGAAATCATGCCCTGGCTGACCCCAGCGCGTTCGGCCAAGCGCTCCTGGGTTAGGCTTCGATATCGTCGCCACTCAGTGACGAACGTGCGCCGCTTCGGCTGTTTGAAGCGGGTTTGAACTTTTGGCCCGGCGGCTCCTTTCTTTTTCATTTCAGCATTTTGGCGGTGGGCTAGATTTGATCCATCCCGGCTTATTAATAATGCTATTGACACCCCTCAATCAGCAATGCTAATAAAATTAGCCATGCGATTTTCCGATTGGTTTTCCGCTCAGCAAGGATTGACGCAAGACGCGTTTGCAAAACGCGTGGGCGTTACCCAGGGGCGGATTGCTCAAATCCTGAATGGCGACATGCCTTCCATGGCTCTTGCGATCATCATTTCGCAAGTCACCGATGGAGCCGTCACGCCGAACGACTTTGCTGGTCGCTGGGTTACGGAAACACTCGAATCCGAACGAGGAAGCAGGTGACCTTACAGGCGCGACTGCCATCGCGCCCTGCAAGGGTGAACTACTGAACTTCTGAACCGAGTGAGTGAGCTAAACGCCTCGTCCAAGCAGAAACCATGGATGAGGGAGAGTTACAGGTGTGCGAAAATCCTTTGCGGAGGTCAGTCGTGACTGACACAACGGTTGATCGAGCGGCTTCGTGGGCCAAGCGTCTCACGCAGTCCGAGGCCAGAGGCCCGGGCGACCTGGAAAACGCGTGGCGCCGGCTGGAAGCCCGCTATGGCGTGCCGTGGCGCGTTTTCTGGGCCTTGCGTTATCGGTGTCCAAACGAAATCGCAGCTTCAATTTATTTGCGTTTGCAGGCCGCTTACGAAGCGGAGTGCGAGCGCGTACTGCGGCGGACTCGACATGAACTCGCAATTACCAAAGCAAAGGCCGGGACTTCTCACCCTCTGGTGGCTGAGGCTGAGGCTTTGGTGGGTGAGAGTGACGACGGGGCGGGGTTCTGATGTGGACCGCCGAACGGATTGATCTGCTTAAAGCACGCAAGCGAGCAAGCGGGGAATGACGAAGTGAAAATAGAACGACACTCGCCTTCTAGCTTGAACCTGTTCGCCGCCGCGCCCGGCATGTACGTGCTGGAACGTATTCTCGGGCGCAAGCAGCCGGTCGGGGCCGCCACCCATCGCGGCAGCGCGGTCGAGGCCGGTGTCACGCTGGGCTTGGTGAATGGCGGTGTCACCGTCGCGGCCTGCGTGGCGCTGGCGCATCAGACTTACGATACGCTGACCGCGCTATCCGGCGATCCGCGCCGCGATGATCAGCGCAAGGGTATCGCTGGCATGGTGGCGAACGGTCTGCGTGAATTGCGCGCCTACGGGAAACCAAGCGCAATGCAAGGGTTTGTCGAGTGGAAGCCGGAAGAACTGACTTATCCGATCATTGGGTATTTCGATTATTTCTGGGAGCAGCACGGCGTTCTGGTTGACCTAAAAACCACCGAACGATTGCATACGCAGATTCAGATTCCGCACGCGCGGCAAGTGGCGCTCTATACCGCCGCGATCAGCGATAATATCGACGGCCGGATCACCTACAGCACACCACACAAAAGCGCGACCTATCAATTAGAAAACGTGCGCGAGCATCGCAATGCGTTGCTGCGAATTGCACTGTGCTGCGAAGCGTTTCTGGCGCTGTCGGATGATCCGGAATTCTTTACCAAAATCATCGTGCCGGACTATCAGGGTTTTTACTGGAACAATCCGGTGGCGCGGCAGGCCGGGTATGAGGTCTGGCGATTCTAATTCCCGAAACACCGGGATTGGCGCTGCTTCGGGCCTAACCGGAGCGTGAATGGAGTAAACGAAATGAGCGTATTCGGATTCTCGACTGAGCCGGCCGGCGATTTCATGCCGATCCTCAAATATGACGCGCGTGCCGGGCGATTGTTTCGAGTCGATCGGGCGGACGACGGCAACAATGTTTTCAGCAACGATCCGGTCGATATCACCAGTTCATTCAAGGCGATTGTTGACTTTGAAAATCTCGAAGTCGGCTGGATTGATTTCGCCGCTGGCAGCGCGCCTGACTTTGCGCTGGTGAAGTTGGGCGAGGTATTGCCGCCACGGCCCAGCGAGCGTCACAAGAATGGCGTTCGCTTCGTCCTGAAACTCGCCAAGGATTGCGCCGGGGCCAAGCCAATCCGCGAAATGGCGGGCACCTCAAAGGCGTTTTTGTCTGGCATCGAGGCGGTGTTCAACGCCTACTTGAATGAGCGGACGGAGAATCCCGGCAAGCTGCCAGTGATCGTGCTGCGAAAGACCACTCCAATCAAGAGCGGGTCGGGCGAAAAGCAATCAACCAATTACCATCCGACTTTTGAAATCATTGGTTGGGCGCCACGCGGCGACCTTGTGTTCGCTCCGAAAAACGGTGCTCCCAAGCCGCCAGCGCCGTCGCCAGTACCACCACCAGTCAGGCAGCCAGCGCCACCGCCGGCCACCCCACCGGCGACCGGGGCGACCAGAACGGCGGTGCCGGGGCAGTCACATTCGGCGCAGCTTCCCGCACAAGTGACCGATCTGGCGAACGATTTCGGCTGAAGCGGGCGGCTGGATGGGAGAGCCCGACGAAAAAGTCAGGCTGCAAAAACTACTTGGCATGCTCGGTTCGTCATTCGACGGCGAGCGTGCCAATGCGGCGCGCATGATTGCCGACATGGCGCGGAAAAGAAAATTGACAATCACTGAATTGATTTACGGACCCGCGCCACAGCGACATGAAACGAAACCGCCACCAGGATGGCGCGAGCATAGTCAGGAAAGCAAAGTCGATGTCATTCTGCGGGCGCTGGCCGGGATTACCAAAAATGCCGATGATTATGAATTCATTTTGACAAATTGGGAGTGTCAATTCGCGTCCGATGTCTCGAAACGCTATCTGCATGATTACGAGTTGAGCGAGAAGCAACTCGCGGTGGCGCAAAGGATCGTTGCAAAAGTCGAAGCGCGGGAGCCGCCATGATAGCCGCGCCGGTATCGGATTTCGATCCCGACTTCGCAGGTCCCGCTGAGTGGGCGGCGATGTATCGCGCCTGCGGGCTACAGATCATTCCATGCCACATGCCGAAAAAAGACACGCAGTGGAAACGGCCAGCATTGGCGGACTGGCGTGATTTACAGCGCGCGCTGGTATCCGATGCCGGTTTTGCGCGCTGGTACGGAGCCGACGGCGCTTACGTGTCCCGCCGCAACATGGGGATCATTACCGGTCAAGCGTCGGGCCGAATCATGGTGGTCGATCTCGATAGCTATAAAACGCCAGCCGCCAAGCGATGGTGGGACGGATTGCTGGCGGTTGAGAACAACAATCTGGACTTGGAGACGGTCGAGCAGCGCACCGGCGGCGGCGGCCGGCAAAAGTTGTTTCGCTATCCGGCCGGCTGGCACGCGCCGACCAATAGGACAGCGATTGGCGTCGATATTCGCGGTCAGGGCGGTTTCGCCGTGATGGCGCCGTCCCTGCATGAAAGCGGCCAGAACTACGAGTGGCTGCCCGGCCGGGCGCCGTGGGAGATTGAAATCGCCGACGCGCCGCAATGGCTGCTGGATGCCATTGAGGCGCTGGTGGAAGCCTACGGCGGCGACCAGGGCACCTCGGGTGGCGGCGACGGCCATAGGCAGCACACCGCCTCACCAGCGAGCGACTACGACGGTTTTGGCAATTACCAGGACGGTCGCGAGGTGGTGATGTTCCGCACGGTCTGGCGCGAGGTGCTGGAGTGGTATCGGGAATGCCCGATCCGGCCGCCGGAGGTGCAATGGCAAGCCCGTGCCGAAGCGGCTTATCTGATTTACGAACGCAAGGTAACGACGCGCATTGCCGGCGGCGACAAGCGCGCCGGACTGGAGCAAGAGGGGCGAGGGCCGACTGCGTTCTGGCGCAAGTGGGGTGCCGCCATGCGGCACTGGGGGTCGCCGCGGATGGTGGATGACGCCGCCAGTCCGCCCCGCAACCCGCCCCACGACGAGCAGCCGGACCCGTTCGACCCGGAGGAGTTCGCGCAGGCGTCGGAGCGGGCCGAGGAAAAGGCCAAGGCCGATCCAGGCGCCCTGTTTGAGTATCTCGACATTCGCCAGATCAAAGCCCTGGCCGACCCGTTTTTTCTTATCGCCGGCCTCGTTATCGAGCGCTCGCTAGGGTTCCTGTATGGACCACCGGGATGCCTGAAGACGTTCATTGCGCTCGACATGGGGTTGTCGTTCGCGCTGCGCCGGCAGGAATGGTGGGGACGGCGAATCGAACGCGGCGGGGCGGTGGTTTACATTTCCAGCGAGGGGCAGTCCGACCTCAAATTCCGCATTGCGGCTTGGGAATTGCGGAACGGCATCGAGGCCGACAGTTCGCCGTTCTATCTGATTCGGGAAACGATCAATTTCATGAAGCCGGAAGACGTTGGCCGGCTGCTGGCAACGGTGGCGGCGATCGCCGATCTAGCGCAGACTGAAATCGTAGCTGTGTTCGTGGATACGGTGAGCCGCGTGCTGCCCGGCGCCGACGAGAATCTACAGAAAGATATGACTTTGTTTGTTGCGGCATGCGATGCGGTGCGACAGCGATTCGGCGCGACCGTGATTGGCGTTCATCATACCAGCCGCGCCGGCAACATGCGGGGTTCGACGGTGTTTCCCGGCGGCGCCGACTTCATGGTCGAGGTCGAGCGTGAGGAGGGTGCCAAGCACGGGTTGATCAGGGCTAGGAAGATCAAGGCGGCCGAGGACGGCTGGGTGCAGCACTTCGTTGTCGAGGAGGTGCCAATCGGCGACATCGGCGGTCACACGTCGCTGGTAGTCGAGGCGACGGTGGTCGAGGCGACGGTGGTCGCGCCGCCGCCCAGCGCCGGTGGCTGGCCAAGCAAGGCGGAGTGCCAGATCATCCTCACGGCGATCGATGAGGCGTGGCGACAGGGGCTGCCCTGGTCGCCATTCCCGCAGACCCGGAAGCAGGGACGCTATGCCCCTTCCATCATGGGCAGGATGTTCAAAATCGAGCCGCCGATGGCCGCGGAAATGATCGAGACGTGGATCATCAATAAGGTGCTCGCGCTCGAAGTCTACGATACCGACAGCAGGTCCAGGGGCCTGAGAGTCATAGGCTCGATTTCCTAGCAAAGCACAAAAAAGCCACAGATGGTCTTCCGGAGGTTACGGGGGTTGGGGTCCTAAGCCCTTGATATCATTGATTACGGAAGTCTTCCGGAGGTCCGGAGGTTGACCCTCTAAGTCATTGATTTTGCTCACACCGGAAGTCAGACCCTCCCTTAGGGATTTAGACCTCCGGCGTTGGGCGCCGGAGTCTAAAAAGAGGAAAAAAATCTTTCATGGCTAAAAAGAGGCAGTTGCAGATAGGCGGCGAAATCGCCGCCAGCCCGGTCAGTGACGAGCGGCTTTGGGCTGGCGATACCGGCGGCTACTTGGCCGGCCGGGCGTACCTGGACGCGGCCGACCTGCTGGCGGCGACGATGGAACGGAAATGGGGTGCCGACCGGCTGCGCCTGCTGGTCGGTCCGGAGCTGCGGGAGAAATTCGACCGGCAACGCTACCTGCTCAATCAGGCGATCTGGCACGGCGACCTGGAGGCGGTGCGGCGCGAAAGCCAGCGTATGGTCAATGCCTGGCAGGCGCTTGATGCGGCGGCAACCACCGCCGGCGCGGAATTGCTCGCCCCGCAAGTCTGGGAGGTCGCGGTCGGCGAGGGGGCCGACGCCTACGTCGCCGCCATCGTGCCGGATAACACCCACGCCCACGCGGTGACGGCGCAAGGCCGCAAGGTCGTGGTTTTTACTTTGGATGAAATCGCCAAGCTGCTGGCGGCGATGCCAGCAATTACTAAAACTAAAACTCTGTTTCCCGGCGCCGCCGTCACCGCCGTGCGCCAGTCAATCGAGGACCCGCTACTGGCAATCCACGACACCGATATGCCGCTGGACGACGAGATTCCGTTCTGACAGGATGCGCGGCGGGCCGGTGCTTAGCGTCACCGTGCCCGCCACTTGGACATCAGCAACCGTTGGGAGATTGCTTTAATGCCCCGTCAAACTGTAATCCAATTCGTAATCCAATTCGCTATCCTCGCTACCATCGCCATCTTCGCCGCTGGCTTGGGCGTAACCTTGGGCGTGACCGATTCCGGTTATGCCGCCTTGCTACCGGCGACAGCGCGCGCTCCGGCACCGCCAACTCCACCCATGCGCTGGGCCGTTATCCGGAATCATAATCCGCAATCCGGCGGGTTCGAATCAACTGGGGATTATCTCGACTACCTCGCATGGCGCTGGCACGCGCCAAAATGGCCGATCGATCCGCCAGCAGTCATGATCTGCGATTTGTGCAAGCCAAATTGGACACCGCCGCCTCGGCAGGCCCAAATCTGGCGAATCTACGGATCAGCCTATTAATCCGGGCTAAGTCATTGAAATATATGTTCCCGACTAATCGGCGATTGGCCGGGAACGGCAACGGCCGCCATCGCATAAATCCGGGGTACAGGAAGTAATTACTTCTTGTATTTTGTACCAGCGAGCCGTGTGGACTTGTTTTGATAGCCAGTCACGTCGCCCTGCCCGAATGGAGGGGCGCAGGGTTGCGAGGGATCGCCGCCCGTCGCGTCAATCGAGGGGGGTGCTAGGGCGGTACCTGCCCGCGATCAAAACGCGCCTACGGGCAAATTTGGAGAAAAAGCCCGGATCGGATAGGGTTCCACGCTATCAGGCATAGGAGGGGGTAACCCCTAGGGCAAGTGGCCAACGTTCCAAATATTAAGAGTTTGCGTGCGCTGGCAGGCGCTTACACCGAATCTAATATCAAAATTCTAGCTGGTTTTGCCAGCGGACCCGAGGTGCCGGCGGCGCTCCGTATTCAGGCCATCGGCATGCTGCTCGATCGCGCTCACGGCAAATGCGCGCAGCCGGTTACCGGCGAAAATGGCGAGGGCGATATCCGCCTCACCATTCGCAATATTATCGAGGAAAAACAGCGCAAATCATAAATGATCGAGGTTGCCCTTCCCGCTAACGGCTGGCTGCCACGCGATCATCAGATGCGGCTGTGGCGCTATCTCCAGGACGGCGGTAGGCGTGCCATCGCGGTGTGGCACCGGCGCGCCGGCAAGGATGAAATCTGCCTGCATCACGCCGCCGTCGCCGCGATGCGGCGGATTGGTAATTACTGTCATTGCCTGCCGGAATACGCACAAGGCCGCAAGGCGATCTGGACCGCCGTCAATCCGCATACCGGCGCCCGTCGTATCGATGAGGCATTCCCGCCGGCATTGCGCATCAATACCAACGAACAGGAAATGTTCATCCGGCTGGTCAACGGCTCGACTTGGCAAGTGATCGGCTCGGACCATTACAACACCTCGATCGTCGGCGGTTCGATCGCTGGTATTGTATTTTCTGAATACGCCTTGGCGAATCCGAGTGCTTGGGCCTACTGCCGGCCAATGCTGGAGGAAAACAACGGCTGGGCGGCGTTTATCACTACCCCGCGCGGTCGCAATCACGCCTACGAAATGTTCAAACACGCCGCCGTGGCGCCGGGTTGGTTCTGCGAACTGCAAACTGCTGAGGACACCGGCGCCTTAACGCGGGCGCAGCTTGACGAGTCACTGATGGAATATTGCGCGCTGTACGGCGACGATGCCGGCATGGCGCAATTCCGGCAAGAGTATCTCTGCGATTGGGCAGCGGCGGTGCTCGGTGCGTTCTACGCGATTGAAATGGCGGCAGTGCGCGCCGAAGGGCGTATCCTCGAAGTCACCGCACTGCCCGACCTGCCGGTGCACCGGGCTTGGGACTTAGGCGTTACCGACGATACCGCGATCTGGTTCTATCAGGTGCAGGGCGGTCAGATTGTCTTGCTCGATTATTACAGCGCCTCCGGAGTGGGGCTGGAGCACTTTACCGAAGTCATCGCGCGCAAGGAGCAGGAGCACGGCTGGCGGCGCGGTACCGAATACGTGCCGCATGATGCCAAAATCAAGGAATGGACGTCCGGCCGCACGCGCGTCGAAACCATGCAAGGGTTAGGCTTTGCACCGATGCTGGTGCCGCTGGCCTCGGTGGCGGACGGTATCAATGCCGCGCGCCGCGCCCTGGCGCTGTGCGTGTTTCACCCGCGTTGCGAACCCGGCATTGCGATGCTGGAGCAGTATCGACGCGAGTGGGACGACGAGAAAAAATGCTTTCGGGCCTCGCCATTGCATGACTTCTGTTCGCACGGCGCCGATGCCTTCCGCTATCTGGCCATGGGCTACCGGCCAGCGCCGCCGCGGCCACCGGTAATGCCCAAACGCGAGGGCTGGGTATTTCCACCGCCTTCCGAACCAAAACGCGGTATGCAATTGTAACCATGATATGACGGAGGGGGCTTAATGGCCGCGCAGCAGCCGCCGGATTATCCGTCCGATTCACCGGATACCGACCCGCGCCCCTATACCGTGCCGGCGCCGGATGATGCTGATATCCGTCACGACGAACTGGAATACAATCCGAGTGTCGAGCCGCGCAAGGCGCGAGCCTGGATTAATCTGATCGAGGAAAGCGAAAAGGCATTCGATGACTGGCACAAGCACTGCGACCTGATTGATGTGCGGTTCGCCTCGCTGGCGCGATTGTCCAGCATGGCGCGCGAGAAAGAATTTCAGTTGTTCTGGGCCAATTGCGAAGTACTTAAACCGGCGATCTACGCCACGCCGCCAATACCGGTGGTGGTGACAAAGTTCAAGGATCGACGGCCGGTTTACCAAGCCGCGTCTGAACTATTGGAACGCTGTTGCACGGTGGCGTTCGATGTCGGCCGCATCAATGACGTAATGCTGCTGGCGCGCGATGACTTGGCGCTGGCCTCGCGCGGCGTGATCTGGGTGCGTTATGAATCGGCCAAGGGTGCAAGTCATTATGCGCATGAACGGGTTTGTTACGACTTTAAGAATCGGCGAGATTTCTTGCATAGTATATCGCGTACTTGGCCAGAGGTTTGGTGGGTGGCGGCGGCAAGCTATCTCACCCGCGATGAGGCGCGTACCCGTTTTCATCAGCATTCGGCTGACGCTTATCAAGAGGCTGAGTATCGTGTTGACAAGGATAGTCAATCGATCGGCGGCGCCGACAACCGCGAGCGCGCCAAGTTCTGGGAAGTCTGGAACAAGAACGAAAGGCGGGTGATCTGGATCGCGGCCGGTTGCGAGGACATTCTGGACGAAGACGACCCGCATCTGGAATTGGCGAATTTCTTTCCTTGCCCGTGTCCGGCCTACGGCACGGTGCAGCGCGGCGGGCTGGTGCCGGTGCCGGATGTGCTGCAATACAAGGATCAGCTTGACGAAATCGACATGCTGACCGGCCGCATTCATGCACTGTCTGATGTAATCGAGGCGAAAGGATTCTACCCGGCTGGTGGAGCGGAATTATCCGAGGCGATCAATACCGCCGTCTCGATCAAAACTCCGGGGCGGGTGCTGGTGCCGATCAGCAATTGGGCGGCGTTCGGTGGCTCCAAGGAAGTCATCGTCTGGTTGCCGATCGACATGATTGCGCAGGTGGTGACGACGCTGGTCGATTTGCGCAAGCAGGTAATCGACGACGTTTATCAGATCATGGGGCTGTCTGACATCATGCGCGGCGCCACCGATCCGGGTGAGACTTTGGGCGCGCAGCAGCTAAAGACGCAATACGGTTCCAGCCGGGTGCGCGACAAGCAGTACGAACTGGAGCGCATCGCTCGCGATCTGGTCGAGATCACCGCCGATATTCTGACCGAAAAATTCGATCCGGTAACGCTGATCAAGATGTCGCAGACCCAGTTGCCGACGCAGAAAATGCAGCAGCAGCAGATTAAGGAGATTCAGCAGCAACTGGCGGCGCAGCAGAAAACACTGCAAATCATGGCGCAAATGCCGCAAGTACAACAGCAGACCCAGCAGAACCCGGAGCAGGCGGCGCAGCTACAGCAGCAGGCGCAACAGATGATGCAGTCCGGCAATGATGCTATTGCCCGATTGTCGGAAACACCAACGTTGGAACAAGTGCTGGAATTCTTGAGTGACTGCCGGGCGCGCGAGTTCACGCTTGATATTCAGACCGACAGCACCGTTGTTGTTGATGAGAATGCCGAAAAGCAGCGCCATACCGAATTCGTACAGATGCTGGGCGTGCTGTTGCCGCAACTGGCGCAATTGACCGCCACCGCGCCGCAGTCGGCGGCGTTCTGCGGTGAGATACTCAAGTTCGCGGTAGCGCCATTCCGCGGCGGTCGTTCGCTCGATGGCGCGATTGATGAATTCGTTGAACTGTCCAAGCAGGCCGCCAGTCAATCGCATGGCGACGATCCGGCGACGGCGGCCGGTAAGATTCAATTGCAGATCGAACAGATGAAACAATCAAGGCAGGCGCAGCAAGACCAAGCGACCAACGCCTTGAAAGCCGCTGAACTCAAAATGAAGGACGATCATGAGAAAATGAGGATTGCCTCGACTCAGCAATTGAAAGTCATGGAGTTGAACAGTCGCGGCGCGGCCGACGATGCGCAGGCGCGACAAGCCAATACCAAGGCGATGGCCGAGGGGCAGGCGCATCAGGCCGACATGTTGGGTAAGATCGCGCAGGCGCGCGCCAATGAGCAGACCAATGCCTTGAAGCAGCGTGAACTGACGTCGCGAACGCTGCTCAATTTGCAAAAAGCGCAGCAGCCGCCGGCACGGGGGCTGTTCTAGGGGGGAGATAAAATTGGCATCCTTTGTCAAGTACAATTCCTTCATTAACGAGTTGTCGATCGGCGGTCACAACCTGCAAACTTGCGTTTATAAGGCGGCGTTGACCAATACCGGGCCGACAGCGGCGAGCGATACTATCTGGAATACGACGGTGGCGCCGCCACCGGCGAATGCCGGCGGGTATCCGGCCGGTGGCAATACCCTGACCACGACCAGCGCGGTAACAACTACTGGTGTATTTAAGCTGGTGCTGGTCGATAGCGTATTCACCGCCACCGGCGCCGGCATCGGACCGTTTCGTTATGTGATTTTGTACAACTCCACCGCTAGCAATAAACTGGTGGGCTATTACGACAATGCCGCTAGCGTCACGCTCAATGCCGGCGATACTTTTACGATCGACCTGGACCAGACCAACGGCGTGTTCACCATTACGTAGTGCTACATGGCTCGCGTACCTGAGCGTTGGGATGCTGGAAAGTGGGATGAGGCCCACTGGGACGGCCAACTTGGGTTAGACGCGGTTGCCGGGGCGATCACGCTCACCGGCAATCCGGCCGGGCTGCTGAAAACCCAGCGGATCACGCTGACGGCAGTAGCGGGTGCGTTCGCGCTGGTTGGCAGCGATGCCGGTCTGCTAACGGCGCGCAATACGATCCTAGCGGTCACCTCGGGCGCCATTGTTTTGAGTGGCGGTGATGCCGGTCTAGCGGTGGGGCGCGATACGCTTCTGCCGGCGGAGCCGGGCGTGATCGTGGTGACCGGCGGCGATGCCGGGCTGCTAACAGCGCGCAATCCGGTCTTGTCGGTAGCGCCGGGTGCCATTGTGCTGACCGGCAACGATGCGGTGTTGCGCGCGGCGGTGGCGGTTGATCTGATACTGTCGGCGGAGCCGGGCGCGATCGTGCTGACCGGCGGCGATGCCGGGCTGCTTTACCCGCCGACCGCCAAGGTTGATTGGGTGCTAACGGCGGCAACCGGCGCTATTGTGCTGACCGGCGCCGCGGCTGGTTTGCAATTGATGCGGGCACCGTTTGTGATGCCGCCGCCCGGGCGGCTGGAGTTTGGTACCCGCGCGTTTGTTCGGGGCCGGTGGTGAAGCATGGCTGATGCAATCACGTTGCATTGCGGCGATTGTCTCGATGTGCTCAAGACGCTGGCCGACAACAGTATTGATAGTTGCGTGACCGATCCGCCATACGGATTGAGATTCATGGCCAAGGCTTGGGATGCCACGGGCATCGCCTTCCGGCTTGAGGTATGGCGCGAGGTGCTGCGTGTGCTCAAACCAGGCGGTCACTTGCTGGCGTTCGGTGGCACGCGCACCTATCACCGCATGGTTTGCGCGATTGAGGATGCGGGATTTGAAGTGAGAGATTGCATTCAATGGCTGTATGGGTCTGGATTCCCGAAATCGAGCACATCATCTTTGAAGCCGGCCTGCGAAATGATAGTTGTCGCGCGCAAGCCACTGAGCGAGCACACCGTTGCCGCCAATGTGCTT